AGATTGCCGTTGTCTTGAAGCCTCACGAAGCCAACGAGACTGTCCATGATGATGAACAGGCGCCTGCTCGTCGCCTGAACGCTCTCATCCGGCGAAGACGCGAAGGCGGGTTCGGTAAGCGTGATTGTGATCTGATAGTTGTTGTCAGGCACGCACGTCGCGATGATCGTGTCAACGTCATCCTCGAGCACGTAGTCTGAGGTCGTTCTCACTGTTCTCATTGTCGGGATTCCCCTTCGAGCGCCTTTACAGCGTGACGAGTCGATCCGTGCCGCTGTCGATGCGCTCGATCACGTCGGCTGCCGTCGTCTGGCTTCCGATCGGATCGGAGTTGTAATAGAAGAGCGGCGACGTGGAACTCGTGCCGGTGTCGACGTAGATCCAGATGCCGGAATAAGAACCGGTCACTCCGGGCCAGGTAATGTCGTCGCAGTCGACAGTCCCTTCATTCGGCGTATCGGTCGTCACGCCGCTCAGCGAGACCGTGGCGAGCACGTTCGATCCGAGGTCGGAAAGGAACTTGTGCGACGCGCTGTAGGTGTAGGTGCCCTTCAGCAGCGCTGCCTTTGGTGTGCCGAGCGCAAGGAGCGCGTCGAGCATCACCTTCTTCGAATGCTTGTTCAGCAATGCTGACATTGATTCCTCCGTTGTTCGCGCCGCCTACCGCTTGTAGCGGAGCAGCTCGCGCAGGATTCGTTGATCGGTCTGTTCGAACTTCGTCCAGGAGCGATCGCCGCTCCGAACGCTCTGCATCTCTTCGTTGAGATCGTCGCCGGCTTCGCGGAACTTGATCACGGCGCGCTCGATGAGCTTCTCGCGCAGATCTTCAGGCACATCTGCCGTGTGATTCGTTTGGCTCGGAGGCCACCATCCCGCCTCCACCTTCACCTGAATTGCATTCTTCAATTCAGGGAAAGGCCACCATGCCGGACCGCGGAAGTATCCGTAGCCGGTGTACGTGATGGTCGGATCGTCGTTGTCGGGATCGGGGTCGAATTTGAATGGCGTGAGGTCGTCGACGATAGTGTCGTCGCCGAACACGCCGGTTGGATCGACGCGGATTTCGATCAGTGACCGAATCGGCGACTCGCGCAGGAAGATCTGCTGATTGCCGTATCCCCGCGGGTAGAGCGTGTACTCGGCGCGCTCGAAGCGACGTCCGAGCGATCGCTTGGCCCACTCGTCAGTTGACTTCACCAGTCGAATGAGCACGGCATCGGAAGCGTCGACGCCAAGAACGTCGGCGACTTCCTGCACGGTGATGAGCATCGTCGGAAGGCTAGATAGAGCCCTGCGCTTTCAACTGCGCCGCCGTCGCCGCGACTTTGATGATGTTCGCCAGCACGTCGTCCCAGTTGATGTTCTTGAGCGCCGCCTTCACACCTCCGCTCGCCGCCTGCCCTTTTGCGATCGAGTCGAGCGCGTCGGAGATAGAGCAGACGTCGACGCCGAGAGCGTCGAGTTGCGGTAGATGATCGTGCAACTGGAGCAGCAACTTCTTCTGCTCGCCGGGGATGAGCGGCGCGTTCGTGCCGGGAACCGTGGCGTTCCAGTTAGCCGTGGTCCAATCGACATAGGCGACGACCTGCGGCTTTGTCGTTCGGTAGAAGTTGCACGCCTCACTCATCGTCTTCGGCAACGACGAAATGGCGAGCGGCTTCTGAGATGAGGTCGCGCACGCTCCGGCACCGGCGCCGATCACGAGGACAAGGATCACGAGGAAGATATGACGCATGGAATTTCTCCTTCTTGTGAGCGAGACGTGTCTTCGTCACACTCAGTGCTGCTTTGATTTGCGATGCATCGAGAGAGAGACTTCGGGCGACGTCGTATCGCTGAAGTCCTTTCCGCATCCGGGACATTCGAAGTTCGTGTTCCCATTGCTCGATCTGTCTCCCGCATCATTCGATCGCGCTGCGCTGGGATCGACATTCGATTCCTCCACCGTTGAAGGCGCGTTGCCGTTGGCGACGGCCGCGCATTTCTTCGGGTCACCGGAACATGCTCCTGCGCGATGGCCGCGCAATTCGAGATTCGCAAGATCGTGCTCCTCGAAATCTCGCACGTCGCCCGGCTCATGCAGTTGATAGCCGTAGAAGATCTTGCTGTCGAAATGAAACAGTTCCATTCGCGCCTCCGGCGGTCCGCCGCACCCGCTACGACGAGAGGAGGCCGAAACCTCCTCTCGTTTGCCTGCTTGTTGGGATTTACGCGTGAGCGGTCTGCAGAATGGTGATGGCGTCCTTCACCGTCGCTTCGAAGCCGACGATTTCGAAGCCGCGGACCCATATCTGTCCGTTCTTGAAACCGATCGACGCGTCCTGCGCGACCGACGGCTGCTGCATGTCGCCGATGGCCATGTGGACGGGATTGCAGAACGCGGAGAAGGGCGTGTCGATGTGATCCGTGGCGTTGTACTTCGGCAGCGCCTCGATCTGGATGATCGGATAACCGTAGAGCGTATAGCTGCCGTCAGGACGCTGAATGAGAGGCGTGATCCACGATGCGGGCTGCGACTGCGCGAGACCGACGAGCGCGGAAACGTTCGTGCGATGCAGGAAGAATGCGGCACCGTCGAGCGCGGGCGTCGGCGTCGCATCGATCATCGCGCGGTAATCCGAGAACGTCGCGTCCGAGACCTTCGTCTTGCCGGCAGGCAGCGACACGATAGTCGCGTTGCCGCGGCTGTTCGTATTGCCGGAACTCGGCGTCCACAGCAGACCGTTGACCGGCAGTCCCCAGGCGCTCGTATCAAGCGCGCCGTAAACGGCGCCGGACGTCTTCTTCGCGGTGAAGCCGATGACGTCTTCTTTCTTCGCGAAGGCGCGGAAGATCGCCTCGACGACGATCTGCACGATCGCCGGATTCGACTGCATGATGAGCTTCATCGGGATGTGCGTCAGGGCGCCGTAGATGGCGGCCTGCAGCGTGAAGAGCGCGAGCGTCGGCATCGTTTCCGTCGGCGCGCCGTTCTCCGCGACCTGGTAGACGTCCATCTCGCCGTCGAGTGCCGGCATCGTGAGCGTGTCGGTTTCCAGAGGGATGACACGGAACAGCTTGCGCGCCTGACCGTAGATCGTCAGGAGCTTCTGCAACTCGGGGCGATACTGCGGGGGCACAACGAATCCGCCGACCGTTCCGGCGGCGGAATTGAGCTGCGACGTGTCGCGCGCGAACATCGTCATTTCCATGACGTCGCGGTTGAGCGACTTCTTCACGAACTCCTGATAGCCGTCGACCTTGCGGCCGATGGCGTCACGGAAGAAGTTCACCACGCCGTCCGAGAGCTTCGGAACGACGTGGCCGCGCGTGTCGAAGCGATAACTTCCGCCGAAGTCGACGAGCGCGGCGGGGTGGATGCCGGCGAGATCGATGTCCGATCCCTGAACTTCGGCGATCCGCTTCGCGCGATCGCGGATGTCGACGATCTCGCGCACGGCATCGTCGAGCGTCGTCTTGTGCTCTTTCGCGCCGCTCTCGAGCGCGGCGATGCGCGTGTTGAGTTCGTCCACGGTGCGGAGTTTCGTGTCGACTTCCGTGAGATGAGCGTTGACCTTGTCGAACTGCGGCGTCATCGCGCCGACGATCGCGTCGAGAGTCAGTTCTGCAGTCGGGGGCATTTCATCCTCCAAAAAGAAAAGCCGCCTCGCGGCGGCCGTCGTTCGTATTGCGGTTGTTGGGTCCTACAGCGTGGTTTCTACTTCGCGAGTTTTCTGCGCAGGTCTTCCGAGTCGAGCATTACGCGGAGAGCTGGGGGGCGTTTGGGTTCCGGCGCCGCGCTCTCCGCGGGCGTCGAACCGTCGGCATTCGAGGTTGGGGCCTGCGCACCGCTGCCGGACGGCGAGCCGCCAATTTGAGTCCGTAATTGAATTGCGCGCGAGAGATCGTCGAGCGTGAAGCTCACATTCAACTTCGAGACGCCGCGCGATGCGTCGTCTTCGTTCTCTGCGGCCTCTTCTTGTTCTGCGGTCTTCGCCGCCTCAAGCAACTGCTGCGCGAGATCGGCGATCTGTTGAATGGCCGACTTGTTCTTCGCGCTGAAGACCGCACCCGCGCGCGTCGCAGGATCCTTGGCCGCGGCCATACCGTACGCCTGCAGGTCATCGGCCGTGACGTTGTCCGGTACGTCGATTTCGATGTCGATGCCGTACCAATATTCGACGAGGTCGGTGAGCCGCTCGATGGTCCACATTGCGCTGTAAACAGCGCTCGAGCAGACCGCGCGAAGTTCATCGTGCTCAGCGGATTTCCATCCATCGAGCGCCGTCGCGAGCACGGCGAGGTATTCGCCAGTGAGATCCGTCGCCGTCTGAATCTCGATCGCCTGATCCTCAGCCGTAACAGGCTCCGTTTCCGGCTGACCGCAACAGGGATCTGCATACGGTCCGCAGCAACGGAGCGCGTGCGTGACCTCGCGCCTGATGAGCGCGAATGAACGATCGGCCGGCTTTGTCGCGGGCTCGGAGATGCGAATCTCGGTAGGCGCATCAGCGTGGAGCGAGAACCCGAAGCTCGCGAGCACATCGGCTTCATTTCCGCTGATGATGCCCTCGCTCACCGCAGATCGGACGGCCTCGCGATTCGACGGCACGTTTACGAATGACTGCTCCATCAACTCTTGCCGCTTGTATTCGACGTTCTCCGCGAACATCCGCGGCATCATCGTCGCCGGCCGGTCCACCCATTCGCGCGGCATGAAGCCGTGCGACATCGCGCGCAGCTTGTTCTTGGCCAACATCCGCGCGAGCACCGCGGCGAGATTGAATCCGCCACCGGCGGCCCACTCATCCACGGCGAGCTCGATCGTCGAGCGCCACTTGTCGCCGTCGCGCACGAGATTCTGAGCCGTGCCGACGAGAGGAATCTTCGTCATGTGCGACCAGAGCACCACGGGATTGCGCAAGTACGGCCCGAAATCCCACCCGTCAGGATTGAACACTGACCCGTGCCGATCTTCCGACGCGGTCGTCATGACCATCGTGAACATCGGCTTCTCGCCGAAATCGGCGCTGGTATCCCGCTCCATTGCCCAAAGAACGATGCGGTGATCCTTCTTGAATGGATGAGGGAGCACCTCGAGCGGCATGGCGCTTTCGTTCATCGTTAACTCCTGTTTTGGGTCTCTTGGACTAGGCGATGATTCCGCGCTCTGACAGAGCCTTCAGTACGCGGCCGCGCTGGCTCTTCGCACCGTCATTGAAATACCGCGAGAGTTTCGCCGTGAACGCGCGCTCGATCGTGCGTGGATTGTCAACAACGGCAGCGCGCCAGTACTGATCCTTGTCGAGCACGCGCGTCCGCATGCGAGCGATGCGCTCCCGATCATTCGTAACGGGCAGCGTGATGCACCTGCAATTGATGACCTCGGACGGATCGCCCATCGGATCTTGCGGATATTCGAGGCCGTTGCTGAAGCGATCCCCGACGCTGACCATTTCGCCATCGATGGCAGCGTGCGACTCGCGCACGCGGTTGTCGCGACTCGTGAGCCATTCATGCGTCGAGATATCGTCTTCGCCGAGTTGGATGTAGCGCCCGCCATTCAGCGCCGATCCGACTTCTTGCCTCGCGATCAACTTCGACTGTTCGCTGCGTAAGTTGTACAAGTCGCGAATGTCGCGTCCGATATCTTCCGGCGTTGCGCTTTCGCCGACGAGCGCGCGGATCGTTTCCATGATCCGATCCGCTGTCGTTTCGTTCACGCTGACAATCTGATTCGCTTTCTCCGCGAGGAAGTCGATCACGCGCTGATCATCGATCGGGACGACCGTGTCGATCCCGAGAAGGTCGCCGATCTGTTTCTCGCCTGTTTCGAGCGCTTGAATGTGAAACTGCCGCGCGAGCTTCTGCAGGTCGACGTCGTCGCCGCGGATGATTTCGAGCACGACCGAAAGCGCGTCGTCGATCTCGCTCGCTGCGCGCGTGGGAAACAGCAAAGTGAGTGATCGCGTTGCCGCTTCGATGCTGAGGCGCGGCTTGATTTCGCCTTCAACTCCGCCCGGCGGCGCGACCGGCGGCTCACCCGGTGCGATCTGCGGCTTGTCGGCAGGCTTCTGCGGCTTGTCGTCGACGGCTTGCTGAGCAAGCGCATCTTCCAGCGGCACCATCGTGTACTGCACGAAGACCTGATCCTTGCCGGCGAAGTTCGGCAGGCCGAGATCGAAGATTTCGTCCGCTGCAGCCCATGTCCCACGCGCGTTCACAAACTCGACCGCCGCTTTCACGCGCTCGAGCTTCGGCTTCTGGAGTTCTTCGACATCGTGCGTCGAGAGTTCGGAACTGAAGTCGCCTTCGTCAGCGAGTAATGCGGCATCGAGCGAACCGCACCATGACCGACCCATCGGTTTACCGGTGGTGGTCCACCACACCCGCACCTGAATGTCAGCGTTTGCGTATGAGGCGTCGTCTTTGCCCAACCATACTGGCGGGACACGGCCGGCGATGATCTCCTCGCGCGCCTTGTCCTTTCCAGTCGTGAATTCGGCGTCGCGCTGTGCCGCAGCGAGTTGCGCCACCGTCCATTCGCCTTCGGTGAGCACGAGCGGTTCGCCATTCTTGCCTGCGACCTTCGCGCGCAATTTGTCGACGAATTCGCCTTCTTTAGTCTCGCTGATTGCGCCCTTGTTCATCAGGACGATGTTCGGCGCGATCCCTCGAGCGAAAAAATCGAGATTCCACTTCGACGCCGCGATGTCAGTGGAAATCGCGAGCATCTTCGATTCAACGAGTGCCGTTCCGCGCGTCGGTCGCGACGGAACACGGTGAGTGAAATCGCCGCCGGCTAAGAATCTCGTCGGGTCGAAGTTCTTGAAATGAATGACGTCGTTGCGATCGACGAAAAAGTTTCGTCCCTCGTAATTCGCATACCAGCCGAGCAGTTCGCCGCTCGCCTCGTTGTATGCCTCCGTCATCGCGTGGGGGTGATAGACCCACAGATCCGTAACTGGCGCTCGCAACTTTCGCTGCAAAGTCTTGGAACCTTCGCGGCCGAGGATCCAGAAGCACTCACCGAACAAGTCGTAGATCGAGAACGACTGCAACTTCAACTCGTACTCTGAGAGTCGCAGCAACTGATTCGGCCGAGCAATGAGATCGAGCAGCCAATGAGATTTGATTGGCTCACGCTTTCGATAAAGGCGGAGCTCGCGGTCGGCGAGCGCGCCGGCGATGAGAGCGTTCGTTACGCGGAGCCACGGCGAGCTGCGCCACGCCTGAGTGAGCGAAACGATCCCACCGCCAATAGCCGCCTGAGTCCAGTTGATGTAGTCGGCGCCGAAGACCTTGAACGCCGTGTCCCAATTCAGCGTTGGCAGCGTCCGCGCGCCGGCAGAATGGACTCCTCGGCCAGCGGTCCACGCTTCGCGCTCCTCGAGGGCGACGCTCGGACCGACAGGAAAGATCATTCGCTCTTCATCCCTCGCTGCAGCGCATCTCTCGCATCGATCTGGGCGTGCCAGAAGTCACGGCACCGCTCGCACGTGATCTCGCACGTGATTGCGACATCGCCAGCGCTCGAGAACCGTGCGTCGCCGAACGTCTTCACCTGCAGCCGCTGGTGACGGCAGAACATCCGGCGAACGGCCCGACGAAGCCTCCGGATCTTCAGGCGGATCACAGGAGCTTCGCCATCTTCGGGCGAACGACTGCGAGGCAGTGACCGTCAGCGTGGTCTGGCGAGTGGAGGCCCGTGCGATCGAACATTTCTTCCTTCGACTCCAATCGCCGCTGATCCTTTTTCCCCGTCGGCTTCCACTCCCGGATGATGAGTTGCGAGAGGAGTTCGTCTGCTTCTTCGCCCATCTCTTCGCCCGCGATTTCGCAGGCTGGGTTGTACTGCTCGCATCGCACCGCGGTGTCGTTGAGCGGATCATCGAAGTGCGATTCGAATGGACGCCTGCAGTTGAGGCACTCGAAATACGCCGCGAGATCGTCAAGCCACATCTCAGCCGCGACGTTCGCGTAGAGATCAGGCTTTCGCGCCGTGCCATTGAAGTGCACGCCGCGGACGCGCTCATGACCCTTCTTCCTCAGCCATGCAGCGACATCGGCAAGCCCGCCGTCGTCAGGAACGATGAGCGGCTGGCCTCCGTACGCTTCAGCAGTTGGATCGAGTTCTGTTGCCGCGATCTCGAGAGCGACGTCCACAATGTGGTGGATCGACTGCTTTCGCTCGACCTTCATCTTGAAGATCGCGCCTGTGCCGCCGAGCGACGGCGGCAGCCCCCGCCGCGTCACATAGACGATCCGATCCCGCTTGAGCGCGACGTCGATTCCGATCTGGACCGGATCATTCGATCCGAGCTTGATGCGACCTTTCACGCGAGCGGCCATGATCTGGTCGAACGCATAGCCGGCGAAGGGATTCGCCGATGTAGGGTGCACACCGAATACTTTCGACTGCACCCATGGATGTCCGACGCCATACTTCGAAATCAGATAGTCGTGATTGCCGGATTGGTTGCCGCGCGGCGACACGTAAACCTGATCGCCGATGATCGACGCGGAGCAACTCTTCTTCGATTCGCGTCCAGCGATCGTGAATTTCGTCCAGAAGCCGCCGATGATCGGCTTGTTCCATATCTGATAGAACGAGCCGCTCAGCCGGTTCGGGTTGCCGATCGCGACGATCTTGTTGTTGACCTGCGAGAGCGTGAATTCGTACGCTCCCCAGAACTCCTCGTCGACGCCGGATGCCTCGTCGATTCCGACGAGCATGTTCTCCGCGTGATGGCCTTGGGAGCCTTCTGCGTGCCGCTCGCCGTGACTGACTTTTTTCGCCGATGTCGTGGCGAACGCGAGCCATTCGGCGCCGTGCTCGCGATGGCGGATCGTGGTCGCATTCCATTCGAAGACACGATCGAGGCCGTTTGATCCGAAGTGGAGCTCTCGGAATTGCTTCCACAGGATTCGCTCGAGTTGATCCTTGTTGTTCGCCGTGCACGGGCAATACGCCTTCGCGAACGAAGCGAGAAACCAATAGACTGCGACCGCGAACGTGAAGTCTTTGCCTTGCCCCGTTGACGACCGGACCGCGACGCGGCTCTTATCCCGAACCGCTTCAAGGAATCGGCACTGCCAGAGATCGGGCTCGATGTTCAGAACATCGTGCGCGAATCCAATCGGATCGTCCTGATATCCGGCGAGTTGCGCAACGAGCCGCGCTGCGTCTGTAGCGCTCACGATTACATCGGACCGTGGGGACCTGCGGCCGCATCAGATGCCGTGGCCGCCCCAACGCGCGCCAGGCGCTCACGGCGACGCCGCTCAATCACATCCGCATGCTGCTTCGCCTCGGACTTGTCCTCGATCTCGAGCTTCGTGACATCCGGGATTCCGTGAGCCTTCCGTTGCGCAGCGGCCAGCCTGTCGCCGACATCGGCGAAGACTCGAAGTTGACCGATCGCCATCACGCCCGCCGGCCGGCCGTGCGCTACCTCCCTGGTTTTTCGGAACGCCGCCGCGTACTCCTTCATCACCTCGTCAAGAACGAGACGTTGCTGAAGGAGCACGCCGCCGATTCTCGTGCGCGTGTCATCACTCGCAAGTGCCTCTGCCAACTTCGCTTCGAGGTCGATGGCGGAGCCGTCGCCGCCAAGTGGCGGAATCACGGTCTCCACCACCGCCACAGCCGCCGCATGCGCCGCCACCTGAGCGCGCTGATCACGCTCGGCCTTCCAAGTCGTGGAGCATTGCGGCGTGGCCTCTGTCGAGCGACGCTCCAGCGTGCGCTTCTTCGTTCCGGTGAGCTCCGCCGCCTGCCCGAGCGAGTCGACCTTCCCGTCGACGTAGAGGCGATACGCCTCATTCAGCTTTGGGTCTTCGTACAAGCGGAGATACGGTGGCATCCGGGAGGTTCTTTAATCGAGCGCCGACTCTTCCGCGACGTCGACGTCGAGTCCTGCGACGCGCAACGCTGCACTGAGCGCCGGGGCCATAACTCCGTCCACCGTGTAGGACTCGCACTCGTACCGCTTCGCGAGACGAATCAGGTCGCCGGCCACGCCATCGGGAGATCCCCCGATGAACTCGTGCGCTTTCTCTTCCGCGCCGGCGCCGACGCTCGCGCGGATGTGGCCACGGTTGATCTGTAGCTTCAGAACGTTCATGTTGCCTTTGTCTCCTACGCAACTGCGCTGCGCCGGCCGCTCTGCGCCAGGCTGTCCACGATCGCTCGCGCGAATGGGATGAGGTCTTCCTTCCAGAGCCCGTTGCGCTCGACGACGCCGCAGAACTCCTCGACGTCGTGTCCTCGGATGGCCCACCACGGCGAACCGTCCATGTGGAACTTCTGCGTCACACCATCGTCTTCAGTCGCGTACCAGCAGTGCGACAGCTCGTGATCGATGAGAGCGACGCGCTCCTCGAGTTGCAGTCCTTCCCAGATGTTGCGGTCGATCAGGACGATGAAGTCGGGTGGCGTCTCACCGAACTGCGGCAGAACGCGCAGGATCGCCCATCGGACGATGCGGCCGTATCGCTTCTCGCTCTGGAGGATCCGCTCGACGAGGATCGCTTCGGCCTCGACGACTTTGCCGCGACGCGTGATCTCGTCGTCGCGGAAGATGTAGCCGATCTGCGCATCGCGCAAATGCTCGTGCTCAGCGACGCGCTCGAGCAGCATCGCGCCGAGCTCACGCGCCTCTACAGCCTCAACGTATTCGTCGGCGCGGATCTCGTTGAAGGCGAGCTTCAATGCGAGATCTCGCGGTCGTCCTCGAACCAAACTTCCGCGTCTTCAAGCGGCAGGCCTTCGACCCGCAATTCGGATAGCGTTTCGATCGTAGCCCCGAACAGGATGAAGTCGAGCACGACACGGCCGTCGACGGCGATGTGCGCGGTCCCCCACGACGGGGTGAGCAGACTGCCGCCTCCGCGCGACGTCGGGGTCGAAAGAATCAGGTTCATTCCGGCAATCTCAGGCAGTACGCGAGATCGCGACCGCACGCGTTGATGAACATCTCCACGCCGTCGCCGTACTCGCTCGAGTGGACGACGCTCTTGCGCTCGTCCTGCAGCGCGGCTTTGCGTGCTCGCGCCTTCGCGCGGGCGTCTTCAGCCGCGGCGATCTGAGCCTTCGTGTGCTTCGCGCGCCAGCCGGCGCTCGCCAGCCGCGCGTCGAGGCGGTCGAACTCCCGCACCGCCTCGCGCTTGAAGTTGTTCACACGTGCGCCGTACACGAGAGCGTCACGGTGAACGCATCCGATAATCCGCGCGAGCGGCGCGCGGCATTGACCGCAGTGCGCGGCGACGTACGACAACTTTCGGTCGACCGTGAGCTTCCAGAGCGCGCGGGCCTTCAGCTGTCCATCGGACTGCGGCCGGCCGGCGCTGAGACGAACCACCTGCGCAACGAGCGCCGCCGGCGCCACGTGGTGCAGCGGCACCTTCATGTCGCCGATGATGACCGGCATCTCCGGCTTGCCGTACAGCCGCTCGCGGTCTTCTTTTCGGATCGTCCGAATGTCGACTCGGCTGTCGTCGATCGCGAGTCGCGCGATCGGTGACGAGATCTGAAACGGATCGAGGCGGAGCCGGTACTCGATGGCGCGTTCA